TCCTTTGTGGAATGGTCAGTATGAACTGATCCGTTTGTCACTTACCGGAATAGCCGTTCAGCAACGGTTGCGCCGATGGTCAGTGCACCAACGACTAGGCCGTAGGCGACTGTGACTTGCACAGCGCCCATGACGAAGCCCTTAGCGAACTGCTTTGCGACGCCAGCGTAGGTGATGGTCTCGTCGGTAACAGTGGTGTTAGCGGTTTGGGTGTTCATGGTTTGAACCTTTCTTGTTCAGTAGGTGGGTATCTCCCATATACAGCGTGGTTTTTTGTACGAATCCCACGCTGTATACTATACTCTACCGAACGCGATTGGATACATCAAGTGGTGTGGGCCGACTTCCTGACAGAAGCTTCTTGCGTAACCGTACCACTCGCACAAATCCCTTCGCGTCTTTAGCAACGATATCACCCGACCGAGCCACAATATCCCCTCGGGGTGACGGAATGAGAATACACGGCAAACCTTCCAGCTCAAAATACTCAGCGTCCAACCACTTGGCTAATCCAGCGGCGGTATCGCAAGACAACACCACGCCGTCGAGGAGATCGAACCAAACGTCATTAGGCGTAAATGCCTCAGGAATTGGAGCTTTCATCAGAACGGCACCTCCTCATCAATATCAGTGTGGACAGGCTGGCTATTCCAAGGATCACGGTCTTCGTCTTCACGATTATCATCAGCCTTAGGAACCGAAGCGTACTTCCGCTCCAGCTCGTCTTCGTCAAGGGTTGCAAATAACGTCTTGCAATATGCCTTGACGCCTTTTTTGCCGTTGACCTCCCACTCGTAAGGACGGACCACAACATCGGCAAATTCCAAATCACAGTAGTCCAAGATATCGACAGTATCTTCATCGAGGTCGACACGACCGTTGGACTTCAGCAAAACGATGGTGGGGTTGCGCCGACCGTATCGAACCTCGACTGGGAGGTACCAATCGGGTTCAACATCTTCGTCACGCTGACGAAAACGCTTGACGTTCCAGCCATCAGAAATAAGACCCTTAGCTGTCGCCTTGTCTAAGACAATGGCGAAATTACGACGCCCTGCTGCGTTGTATTGGGATGGGCGTCCGCCGAGATTACGAAATACAAGTTTTACGTTCTTCAACGTGACATTATGCAACATGTCGTTTTCCTTTCTTGGCTTTTAAAGCCTTGAACTCTGTCTCAGTCAATACCTTGACTGTCTTGCCGCTGAGCACAATATAGTCGCCTACATATGCACGACGGTCTGGTGTGTTGACATGGTACTCGTCAATACCCTGAGAGTTTAACGAGCACCCAAAAGGCCACCCGTATCGCAAAGCTAGCATACGGCGATTTTCACGGGTGACCTTATGGTATACTCCGATCATAGTGTCACGAAATCCTCAAATGTTCCGAACCGCTCGATCTGGTCAATAGCCGCTTCGACTAAATGGTCGGCGTATGTGGTATCCACTTCGTCAAGGCTTTCGACCTTTGACGACTCCTTCCACAGCCAACCCTTCGTCCCAGCAACTGAATGCGCCTTGAATCCGTCATCGGTGGTAACACGATATGCATTCTTACCACCCTGAATAACCGGCACAAGGCTTGCCGTCCGTCCCACATGCCACCAAGAATTATCCATCTCAGGCGAATCGCCTAACCAAATAACACCCTTAGTGACAGAGCGCTGTTCCTTGTAGTCGTCGAGTGTGACTGGTTCTCCAGAGAACATCGTCTTGAAGACAACTGGATGCTGGAACTGAGCTCCTGTGGCGGTCCACTTTTCTTTTGCGGTAGAATATGCGACGTATACAGCATCGTTCACGAGACACATGCGTTTATATGTGTCTTCGTGCTCGAACTCATAGCCGTATTTCTTACCGAAATCCGTCACAGCCTGAATAATCTCAGGCGTGGCGTTGGGGATCTTGATGGAGTCCGTCTTAATATGTGCGACTGTGAAACCTTGTTCTTGCACAAAATGCTTCAAGTCGATCATAAACAGCGCCCCACGCTTTGCCACGATGTTGTCGACGTTGCGAATATCTCGGAAGGGGTTGTCGAATTTCGCTGATGTTAAGCCATAGACACTGTTGATAATAATCTTCAGCGAATATGACAGGTTGTCGAGCTCGTCCTTACCACCCTCCAAAAATGGTCGCAACTTGCCGCCCAGCATCTGCCGAGCCGCGTCCAAATCCCCATGCTTAATCGCAAGACGGGCTTGCTTGATTTGGCTGAACACCTCTGTGTATGGACCGAATAAGTTTAATTCTTCGATCGACGTAGGGTGCATCGAAGCCACATCCAGCAATGCCACGTCATCATAAATGCCTGGTTCGGCGTAAACATAACCCCCCTCTCCTGTGGTCTCGCCACGATATGTCGAAACCCCGGCATCATAAGAATAACCGGGGAACATCTCACTCAAGTCGGTGTAGACGAACTCGTCTTGAGGATGCTTCTCATCGCCGAAAATGATCTTAGCGACGTGTTTACGAGTGACGTCGTTGACAGGGAGTCCTGACAATTCCGACAATAATAACCGTGCTTCGTAGTCAGCCTTGCGGTCATGGAAGACTGCTTCGGTTGCACGGACGTCATTGGAACAATACTCAATCACCCTCGGCCAAAGCCCTACACCGACTTCCTTATCCCAAGGGATTTCCATTTCCATGTGTTTGATCCCGAGGTCGAACTCAAATTTCTTGAGTGATTGCTTCTTGCTTGAGAAGTCGTAAATATCAGCGTATGACAGCCCGTATGCCTCGATGAACATACTGTCGCGGTCCCGATCGTTGATGATACGACTTGAGAGCTCAAATAACTCTTGGTTGGAATAACCCATAAGCCGAGCATACAAAATATGGTTGTCGTACCGACGATTGTTGAAACCGACAAGCTGGTGTTTCAGCAGCCCTTCAATTTCCTTGGGTGTGGGGTTGAGCATCGGAATAACCGCGTTTGACCCCTCGTGCTTATAACACACGACAAACAGATTCGGATACACCTCTACGTCGAAAAATACTAACTGGCCCTTCTTGGGCTTGTCTTCGATCTCGATATGTTGCTGCGGTGTATCCTTACCCTTCAGCTGCATTGTCTTGACTTCCTTGAGGCAATATAAAGCATGGTTAGTGCTCTTTGCCGCAAAGCCTAGCAAGACTGGTTTCATATCTTCCACGTTATATACTAACCCAGAAGAATATGCATCGTCCAAAATCTTCTTGATGAAATCAACGCTAGATTTGGTCGACGGGTGAATCTCTTTACGAAGATTGCGCTCAATTAAATCACGTAACCCTCGCTCTGATTGGATTTGCTTCGTCGAAAGCATCTTAGTCTCCTTTAAAGGGAGTCCGCCACTGATATGAGCTATCGGCATACCGTTACAGACGGTGAATTTCCGTCTCAGTGACGAATTTCCCTTATATACTTTTACCTCAATACCTTCGGAATATAGTGGCGCTAGTGTATCCACATCACCGTCATAAATATAATGAAGGTGAACACCAGCACCGGACTTACTCACCTCTCCGTATGTCGGAGGGAAGGTCTTGATAGCTTCGAGGTTCCTGGTCAAAGATTTATTTCCATCGTCATCACGCAAATCAAAGTCGATCACAATATGATTCTGTGGGACCTTGACGTAATGTAGCTCTGAGGTGTTGATCGTACCTAACACCGTGTCGACATCCACCCACCGCTTTGAGGGCGTCCCCTCAGAATTGGCGAGCTGTGCCGGCATCCCAGCGTACTCAGCATCAAAAATAGACTCCCGACAGTTCCACAAATCTGTTTCTTCGGATTCTTCCTCGTATCCTTCTGGTGCACCCAAGTCGCCTTCCATAAGCATCTCGGGCTTAAATCCACTATACACCGACCGGAGACGCAGCCCGTTACCAAGCCGCTTACGAGGATAGAACTCTTCAAAATAGTTTTGCAGCTCTGCCTGAAATACTTGGCGCCGTTCAGGATATTCAATACCCATTTCCTTACACCATTCTTTGTACATGGTGTAAGCTTGAGCTACCGTGATATATTGTTCCGCGATGAACTCATCTTGAACCTCGTTCACAAACGACATGATGGGGTTCGTGATATACATCATGGAAATAGGCTTGTAGTTGTCATAGTAATGGCGCGTCATCTTCTTAAATTTCTGCAAGCAGTGATAAGCGATTGCGCCATACTCAAATTTCACCTGCTCCATCAAATGCCGATACCGCAGAGCTTCCACAGTGTCGCCTGAGGATGTAATCACAATCAGACGACGGATAAGGCCCGACTTAGCATCGGAAATACGGATTGGGTTGTTGGTGCCGACGATAAGTGTAGAGTTAAACTTCATCGCATATGCGGATTTGTGTTTCTCATTCACCAGCATCGGCTCATGCGAGACAATAGCATTGATTTTTGTGTTGTCGTTGATGTTGTTCATATCAACATCATGATCCACAGCAATCAGTGGGTTCGACTTGAATGCTTCCAAGGCGAATTGCGCGGAGGCTGTTCCCAAGGCACGTGCGTTGAATACTCCAGAATATCCCTCGAACATGTCTTGGATGATACCGATAATGGTTGATTTACCACTACCTGGTTTACCGTAGAAAGCAAAAAACTTCTGGATTGTTTTTGCTTCTCCGGCTACAACAGCTCCGATGGCCCACTCGATTTTATCGACCTCGTTAGGACGATATAACGTATTTACCAGCTCATCCCAAGCGTCATGACTCCCTTCTGCGCATGAATAACTCAAACGCTTTGTAGCATAGTCTTCTTTGCAAATAGGCTGATCCGCGAAAATAACCCGTTCGTCGAGTTGTTTCCAGTTGTCGCCTAGTGTCTTGACATACTGCTGAAATTTCGTCCATCGCCCGTTATCGAAGCTCTGTAATCCACTCACCGTCGCTGAATCGTATTTTTCAGCTTCGGCGTACAGAACCCCGTCTACCAGACGAGGGACGTCATAACTATCAGTTGACCAGACACCACGCTCTTCATCCCAAATCGCAAAGAACGAATTACCTTTGACCATAAGGTCTTTTGATGGACGCACAACAAACGAAGGATATAAAGTTGTCCCACCGCCTTGATGGGGTGATTGTTCCTTAGTAGCAATACGCATAAAGTCCAAAGAAGTCATTTATATCACCACAAAACTCCGTGCTGTTGCCACGCCCATTCATTTAGCTGAGCCCATAATTCGCGCTCTGCCGAATCCCATTTTTTCGCGTAACCCTCAGGTGTGCGGTCGAGCGGAAATAGGCTGTTCTCTCCGAAGGCCCCGTAAGTACGATTGTTGATAATGTCGATGCGCTTCTGCACAAACGACTCGTCATACGTATTATCGGTCATATCGTCGAGATGCATATTTCGCATCAACCACATGAAATCATCGGGGACGGAATTTTCAGTAAACCCCGTCATCCGCTTTGCCAAGGGGATAAGCATCTCTAGCATCGAGCAGCGTTCAGCCATGAGCTCTCCGTCAGAGAGGTCATAATCCTTTATGGCGTTGCGGAAATTGCGACGGAGTTCTTTCCCGTCCCAAGCTCGGTTACTGTCGAGACCAACATAAGCCGCGAACGGCACCGAGTGAAGATGACGCAAGACCTTCTTGCAAGGCTGGTAGTTTACCAAACCGCAAAGGTATTGGAAATATGTTTCTTCGTTATAGCGAACAAGCACGATAACAATCTCCGTCTTCGTCGATTGGGATATCGTTGTTTGTCAAGATCATATGTTTGATCTGACCGTACGGACTGTCCTTGTATGGAGTTTTGTCGAATCGTAGCTCGATAAGGCTGTGATAATCCGGGTTACGGAAATAGATCACGTCTTTACCAGTCTCGACACCGTGTTCGATAAACTCCTCAGGGACAATATCCTCGTAATCCTCTTCCCATAGGACATTACCCGCTGAATCTTCCATGAGCCGATCAGTAGTATACCAAGTATACAGCATCTGGTCTTGTGCCAAGGCGTTCAGGTTGTATTCAGCCAAAGAAATGATTGCTGGATCAGGGTTGGTGAGGTCTTCTGCCATTTCTTCCTCCGTCAAAGGTTCTGGTTCCGGTTGAGTTTCTTCAACTGGTTCTTCTTCATCAATAGAAGTTTCAAAAAAATTTACCCCGGTTGCACATTCCGGGGTTTCCCCGTCGGGTGGTTCCACACTAATACGCTGGTCCGTCACTACCACCCTTTTTACAGAATGGTAGTGACGGAAATACATACCGGTGATAAAACCACTCGTCCACACCAAGGTGGCGAAAATGATCTTATCAAGTTTGGACACGTTTAGACCAGATCGTAAATGATGCCTTGAACGTTAGGGTAAATCATGACGCCGACGTCTGCCAGTTGGATATCCTTATCGGAAGCGTCCTTGGTTTGGTAGAACAGACCAAGGTCGACATAACCAAGATTACCGTTGTGATCCTTGTGAACCCAGCCAACAATGTTGCCTTCAGGAACCCGAGGGATACCGATCAAGTCATACACCTCGTTGAGGTAAATATGACCCCGAGCACGAAGCATGTCGTTAGCGACGTTTTGGACGCTCACCAATTCATTACGGACCTGAATGGCGTCGTTCTCGCCGTTATCCTTTTCACGCACCAACCGAGAATAACCGTTCAGGCGAACACTGATAACAGCGCTGTCCTTGGTTTCAGAAATGACAGCATTCTCACTGGTTTCGATACCACGGGTCATGGCCTTTTGGAGAATCTCGGCTTCATTTTCTTCGCCGAGTTGTTCCTTGACCTCTTCGCGGTAGGACTCATACATACCCTTCACGGTATTGAACGCCGCGGTGGTTTGCTGCAACCGCTTGACGACGGTGTTGTGACCCCACAAAATGCTAGCCACAGACAGAGAGCCGACAATAAAAGCAGGACCATAGTTCTTGATTACTGCTTTGGCGATGGGAATATAGCTCTTGATGGTTTCCCACACAACGCGACCGTTCGAGCACCATACAATGCCTTTGTCGTCGCAGAATAATTCTTTGAAGTTTTCTGCGAATGCTTCGTTGTCCCGAACATCAACGCCGTCGAACAGGATTTCAAAAGTCCCGTATTTAGCACCCTTATTATCACGGGCAAGCTTGACGAAACGGACGTGTTCTTTCTGCAAGAATTTGGCGGCTTCATAATCCTTTTGGAATTGCGGAGTAGCCTTCGATGCCAAGGTTGCAGCGGTGATTAAACCACCAACGCCACTGAACACTGCTGCGGTAGGAGCGTTCTTATGGGTCTTCATTTTTAACGTGTTGAATACACGACCAAGCTTAAGCATGGCGAATATACCTTTCGTATGAGTGCCCCACCCACAGATGCGAGTGGGGCGTGTGAAAATGATTCGTTATGAATCGAGGAAAATAGGATCAGGCAAGACGAGTTGGAAACCGCCATCTACCCTCACCGTACGCGGAGCGCCAATATCATCCCAACCCCAATCGTTGTCGACATATTTCGATGGGAGTCCTACAAGAGAATACAGATCAGCGACGGTGGCCACCTCGTACTGGTCAATGATGTCTTGCAGTTTGTCGATGATATTGCTTGCCTCACGGCGGTCTGTCAAAACCACACGAGCTACTCGATTGTTCCCGACAGGTTTGCGCGCGGTTGTCGTGGAACGCGAATAGCTGTGATATGGTGTGTTAGACCGTTGTTGAGGCTGACGCTGAGGTTGAGCATCGTTCAAAACCGCATCCATAATGGCGTCGCCGATCGCACGAACACCTTCGTTGAATAACGGTTTGACGATGGGAAGAACAGTGTCGAAAATAAACGGCTTAAGAACATCCGACCAAAATGATTTCTTTGGTGGTAGGACTTTCGCCGTAGTCACCTGTTCTACTTTCGGTCGTTCATTACTCATTGGCCTTCTTTTCGCTCAGTTCTTTGAACCGAGCTAGGAGTTCTTCCTTCGAGAGGTCTTGCAGATTCGTAGGATTAAATTCCTTCTGCAATTCCTTCGGAAGAATACCGCCGATGAACTTCGCAGCATAATCGGGGTCCGTCAGCAGTTCCTCCAACAGCTCGGAATATGCGTCAGTGGCAGTGAACCAATCTTTCAACCAGTCCGGTTTTACCAGGATTTCACCGCGAGGGGTTTCCTGTTTCATACCGACTGCCTGACGCAAAACGGTTTTGAAGACGGAGAGTACGATACGTGCGTCTTCTGTTTCTTGGATGGACTTCAAGACTTGGGAAAACTTCAAACCCTCGAAATCATCGAAGGCGAGACCCATAGCCTCTGCTTTTGTCAGATTGAAATAGAAGGTGTCTTCTACTTCCTTACCACGCAAATCGTAGTATTTAATTGTTTTTTCGATCATGGAACCATTCCTCCTGAGTCAATGCGATTGGACCGAAGATATGGTCACACAAGGTGATCGTATCCATTAAGGGGATCAGCGCAAAAGTCAATAGCCAGAACTGGCTTACCGTCATCGGACAGAATTGACGAATACGTCACCTCCATTAATGCGTCCGTGTTCCAGCCGACATACCCGCTGACTGCCGTTTCGGGCAGACCAACCTCATCATAAAAATCAGTCAGAGAAGCATACATCTCCGTGATGATCTTATGATTCACCGTGTTCACAGCGGCTTTGATGGTCTCCATATTTGACTTGAAGTACCGGTCGCTGTATGAGTCGTAACAAATACACTCATCACCGGTGACAATCAGCGTCGTCGGCTTCGGGTTCTTGGCGATGCCCTCTTCGGCGATTTCCTTGTGGACCGCTTCAGCCTTCTTGGGCGAAAGTTGTTTTTCAGCAGCCGTGCGGTAGCTGCGATATGCCTTGTCTGTAATGAAATACAGAGTCTCCATATCGTCAGCACGACCTTTTACCAGCGCTGCAACCCAGCCCAAAGCGGCGACAGTCGAAATACCCGCAAGACATGCTGGAACATAGTATTTCCAAGTCGCCTTGGCCTTGTCCAAAAATGTCGATTCTTCGGGAAGTTCTTTCATCACCTCCTGAGCGGCTGCGTGCCCCTTACCAGCAGCGACTGCGGTGGTAGCTACGCCTGTTGCAACGCTGACAAGCGTCACCATTTGACTGTGATTCGTGATGAATCGCGTGAGACGGTTAAGTTTCACGATTATTCTCCTTTCTTAAAGAAACGGCGTTTCAGCGCCTTGAACGGACGTTTGAGGTCTTCAGCTGCGTCCTGCATTTTTGTGAGTGCATACGCAGCCAAGCCGAGACCGAGTACTGCACAGCAGGCAGTAACGATCTCGGCGAAATTAGCGCTGTGTTTCGCGTTGATATGAACGTTGACCGTCATGTTATTTCCCTTCCCAATCTTCGCAAAGATCGGCGTATTCTTCATCCACGAACTCCATGGATGCGTCGACTGCCATATCGGTGATTTGCTCGACGATGGCGTCCAGCTCTGCTTCAGCTTTTTTAGCAAGCTTGGCAGAGACGAAATTAGCGGCTACACCAGTGAAGGTGAGCCCGAGAAGAACTTTGAATAGTGTGCGCATTTTTATGCCTCCTTCTTCATGGATTCATACAAAGTGTCTGCGGCTTGTTCAACGTCGATCTTGCCGGAGCGAATATCATCAACGAGACGATTCAGCAAATCGTTATGATTTGCGTGAATGTACCCAACCAGTTTGGTCAGGAAAATCATCAGATCGTCTTGGCCTTCCTGCTCTTCGACGCTGAGCGGCTGAATCTTGGTTTTTGGTTGTTTCGCAGCAGTCACGACCGGTCCAAACGCCCACCATAATGCGAGGGCAGTGGTAGCAAATACAAAGATGGTTTTGCGCATGGTTATTTTCCTTTCTTGAGTTCCAGCGCGATTTTGACGGCGTATGCAAATAATGCTACACCAAGTTTGGTTTTGTAGTACGTCCGTACCACAGCTTTGACGGGATTACGCATCGGCATCGGATTCCCACTCGGTTCGCAGAAACGTAGCACCTTCCGGCTCTTCGGGTGAGTAATAGTACAGGTGCACCGCACTTTTCGGAGCATCTGGGCCTTCGCAAAGCCCGAGTTGGCTTAACATCCAAGCGCTTTCCTTAGTGAAACCGTATTTCGCAAGGTTAACAGCCAAGGTATCAGGTTCAGCCTCGTGTCCGGCTTTGAATGCGTCATGAGCGTTCTGAACAGCTTTTAAAACAGCTTCCACATTGTAGAACGGAATATCGGCCGAGGTTTTGACCGGTTCTGTTTTCAGAACTTTATAGATTGTCCCGCCAAGCATCAGAACGACACCAGCAGCTGCCACACCGAGTGCGGGATTTTCTTGAATCGTGTAGAACACGTTGGCTGCGGTGTTGCGAACCTTTTGGACCGCTTTGCGGAAAATGTTTTTCATCGTAAAAATCCTTTCTCTAGATTACGATGATGAAAAGTATATACCCTGGTTTTCAGGGTATAAAAATTAAAGCTGAGATTTAGACTGTGACGGTATTGATTATAATGCTCCTTGTCCACGGAGTCAGTCTATCTCTCATATAGAGGATGGTTTTTTGTACGAATTACTGATGGAACAGGAAGTCCGCAAAAACCGTACAAGACAGAAATAAGAATGCGTAAACGACTCCGAACAAAAGGCATTTGAGAATCCATTTGATGTGGTCGTTCTTGTTCATACCATGTTTGCCCATTTGAGAAAAAAAAATCCTTCTTTGAAAAAACCTTAACCCCGGTTTTGCCGATGGGGTTAAGGTTGAGGGTATCAAGATTAGATCAATGCGATTTACAAATTAGTTCGATACGACCTCCTTTGTGTCGGAGAAGATGTGGTCTAGCAAGCCGCCTACAACGTCGGCGCGTTGATCGGTTTCGATCAAAACGTCCCACGCTGTGGCGGCAAGTTTTTCCTTTTCTTCATTTGTTACAACAAATGAAAAGTCGAATGCGAAAACTCGTTTAATAAAACGTAACATGATAATGTTTCCTTTCTGTCTCATATAGAGCATAGTTTTTTGTACGAAAGAAAACATTAACCACAGTATTGCGTGAATACTGTGGTCGTTGCTTATAGCGAGTTTTGGATGATGTTACTTGTGTCGTAGTAGCATGCCGATTGCCCGTGAGGAAATCAAGCCGAACTGTTCATAGTGGGTGACTGCAAAGATGCTGATGAGGTTAGCAGCAGCGACGAAAATCGTGTCTTTACTGAGTTTACGGAACGAGCGGTTTCGTTCTGCTTCAGTCAGTTTGATCAGATTGTCGGCGATGTCTCCATATTCCTTATCTGCGCCTGAGTAGTCTTCCATTTCTGAAAGTAGGGCGTCGATTGCGTCCTGAATGGGGTCATTTTTGCCAGTAAAAGACATAGTTATTTCCTTTCTATCCATATGTCTCACTATAAGCGTGGTTTTTTATACGACTTGGTTGTCGACCTTGAAAGTGGCCTCGTCCTTGTCCATAAGTGTAACCGGGTGGTTGTTGAGTTCGAGCGTATTTACCAGCTTACCATCCTTTTCCTCAACCGTCATCACCCCGTCAAAACGATCGTCCGACTTGTTGTAGGCCCTGGTGGAAATGCCGGTAATCACACCAAGAAATGTCGTGATTGCGGTAGCCGTTGCGCTCACAGCATCACCGTGCGGAATATGCCAGACGTTCGCTATCGTAATCCAGAGGGTAATGAGAGCCGGTAACACAATCATCACCGTCCATTTAGTGATCTGGTAGGATTTGTCGTTCAGAATGAAGGTGGGCATGTGAATTTCCTTTCATTGGTAGACGCCCAAGTTCTTGCATGACCCGTTCGGCAGCACCATTTCCGCCGAGGGTCTTGTATGGTTCGTAGAGGTACAAATATACATCCCGATATTCTTCAGGTGTAGCGTACCCCCGGTCCATCATGAAGCGCGCTTCCGATAGGATAGCGTTATACGCCAATCCTTTTATCATGGTGGTGGTCGCATCGTCTTTACGACGTCGGGAAGCTATAAAAGCCCACAATCCGCTCGAACCAAACACCGCGACCATTATTGTGCTCGACAGTTCAAGCCAAGACATATATCAGTTCCAATCGTACCTAACGTGATTTTTGATGCTCCATGGGGAATTCAAATCCTTTCGGTGTAAATAATCCGCATACACGAGCGTGGGGTATTCACGGTATCCGGTTTCATCTTCGATACGGGTGAACTCAGTCACCCGAGCGAGGATACGATCGACGCCTATTGTGGATGTGAAATACGGGACCTGAACACCCACAAGGTCACCGATCCAATATTCAGCTTTTTCCTTGTTTTCAAAAGCGTCACGTCCTGACGGAGCGCCGTAAAATTTCATAGAGCCTTGAACGGGGGCAACCTCCGTAGATAACCCGAACGCACTAGACAGCGACTTATACGGGTCACGATACATCCGAGTCATAACCGTGTCGTCAAAATCATAATCTGACTGTTTGGCCATGTTTTCCATGTGGAAACTTACCTGGGCCAGAAAATAGTGAGCGTTTAATGACTGTGCTACATAGGTTTGGTCCTCGTTGGACAATATGGATACGTTCTTCACGCCTTCCACATTAATGCTGAGTTGGCCTTTTAGTAGCGAATCATCAAAAGTGTCGAAAATAATCGTGTCCGATTTGTCTTGGCCACGATAGTGATAGCACACAATACGAGTCGATGGCCAAGGGTCAAACGACCACCATCCCACGCCATAGTGTGGTGCGGCTTTGAAACGCAATGTGGACGTATTGTTTTCCATGATGCGTTTGAAAGCGTCCCACATCGTCGAACCCAGATCAAAGCTGGCATACACCTGCTGATACCATGTCGTTCCGATGTTTTTACCAATAGTCAGGGGTTGGATGGGCAACTTCAAAAAATTTAACTCGGGGTGGCCATAGTTGCTAATAGCCACTGTGAATATTTTATCGAAAACTTCGGTCCAGTCAATGTATTGTTTGTCCGCTTCTTTGTCTCCGAACTCCCACCCGTTCTTGTATTCCTTTTCGAGGTAGATTTTATCCTTGATGATAGGGACACAAGGACGATGCTCAAAAATATACCCAAGTGTCTTGCCTTTGTACGTGGTCTCGACAGCACCGTTATCGTCTCGATTGACATTAATGCTAGTTGTAATCATAACGGTCGAGCTTTCGGAAGAAGCTATCAAATCACCGACCTTCAACACTGGGTTGCCGTTCAAAATACCTAAGTCCGTACTTACCAGCTGAAAATCCCCATGATCCTGATAACGTTCGGTAAATACAAACGACTTAAAATCATAGATCGGCTCACTTGGTGTGAAATGGTTGTCCAAAATCAGTGGATACATTAGAAACCGCTCCTTGTTTTTTTATACCATGCATCTATATCTATGTTTTTGTTAGATAACTCGGCCCGAAATTCGCATCGTACCACGGTAGAGTCGGACGCTAAGCAAATATAGGGAAAGCGTAACGACCTATCAGCACGTTGAACCAGGTTATACTCTTTTACATAATTAAGGGAGGATGGTGACCACGTTACAATTTTCGCCGTACCGTCTAAAACAAAATAAACTGGCTGATTGCTGGTTAGTTTGTCTGTCCAGTATGTGGCGTAGTCCTGTAGAAAATTATACTCGACAAACGGAGTGTGTTCTCGTCTTCCAGCAACAGAAATCTTACTAAGTTGTGCTAGCTGCTCTTTCGGGGAGTTAAACGTCAGTCTGATATACACCGGGGACTGGTATAGTACCTGGTCTGTGTCATGCGGAGTTACATCAATTACGTACGTATTGCCCACCCAGCCTGTGCTGTACTTCATATTAACAGTACCAGCATAAAACAACGGGTCGCCCATGGTGTATGTGATCTTGATGTCTAAGTCTTTGTCAAACAGGGCTCCTTCGATCTTGGAAATATAACCGGTTCCGCTATACCATTCGCCAGCATACAGTACGTAAATACTAGTTTTAGAACGGTGTTGACACCCCATCATCTGGTTGAGCAGCGTCTTAGCGTCATAAATATTGTTAGGACGAATTGTTAATACAATTTCTCGGTCCGCGGTACGTCCTCCCCCCAAGAAAGCGCCACCAGCCGGACGCTGAGTCTTGCTGAATGCAAAATCCAGAGTCGATAAACCGGTGGCGCTTTGAATAACAGCCGAAGTCGATTGCGCAATTTCAGTCGGCGGGTTTTGGGAGAAGATAACCGTGGGAGAGAAACAGTTCAAAACTACATCAGTACGTTCCTGCTGTAGCTTGATCTGTTCAATCATCTACGGATTCCTTTTCTTGAGATCGGCTAGTTGTTTCTGGGTGTTACGATAAATTTCATACGTCGACAACGCTTGCGGAGAAGTGTTGTTTTGGACGTATTCGATGTTGTTGATAGTCGTAACACCCCCCGAAGCAGCCTTGGCGTCAGCGGCGGTGTCAGCTTCCGTCGATGCTTTAGCTGCTTCGGAATATGTGTTTGTGATAGGGATGGAACGGTTCAAGGCATCCATATCACGCTTTGCCTGGTCGAGGTTCACTACGGGAGTGATCGTGGGAGAAATATCAGAGTTGAAATTATCCTCGATCTCGTCCATAGCACGCATAAGAGCGTCTTTCATGTTGTCCACACCGCCTTGGATGGTCTCCTGGTCGTCCATACCATCGGCTAGACCCTTGACAAGGAAATAACCAAACTCATGGAAGACTGTAGACGGCGAGTGAATGCCGAGAACACTCTTGAAACCATTAATAACCATCGACCCAAGCCCTCGTGCAGACTCCACAGCGTTAGCAATACGATTACGCACACCGTTGACCAAACCTTGCACCATGTTGCCGCCTGCTTCGGAAAGATCGAGCTCACCGAAAATAAGCCGCTTCAAGGCGCGGAATGGAGACAGCAATAATTGCAGCATCGCAGCACCCAGACGGACTAAACTTTGCCATAGCGTCTGAAGAATATGCGCGCCAACGTCATCCATGTCGGATGTGGATTTAGCACGGTCATGCAACCACTTGAACGGGTTCACCAGGAAATCAATCAACGTTACGAACGCCCGAGAAAGCCCATTAGCAAGGGCTTCGACGATAGCGGTAGCCAGATCAACAAATAACCGGGGTGAATTGAGCACAATCCATATGAGAGCCTTCACCAGAGCAGCGATAATATCACCACCGCTCTTGGGGAGCTCGCCCAGGAGCACAACAAATAACTCAATCAGGCTATTCACCAGGGTTCCTATCAGAGTTGGTAGGTCCTTGATGGTCTGAATAAGCCCCTTCAGCATGGTCTTGACAAATCCGGTCAACCGACTAGGCAAAGTCTTCAAGAAATCAATCAGACCGGTCCAGAGCGACATAAATGTCTTCATAATCTTGCGATTACCCGCTTGATCTTTCAAGAAGACAAATAACGCGCCCAAACCAGCGATGATTAACCCTGTCGGCCCTGTGATGGCAGCCGCTGCACTAGCTAAACCGCCGCCTAAGGCTTGGGCAAGCATGGGTGCAAACGGCTGCACCATAGCTGCAATCGCGGGTAATGTGGACTCGAAATTCGTCAATAGAATCTTCAGCATCGGTGAGAATTTACTGAACGTGTCAATAATCCCGCCAACGCCTTGACCCATCTGAATAACTGAATCCAGCATGAACCCGAGATTACGTTTGAATGACCGGTCACTAGTGGAATTACGCATACGGTTAAATGCACGCACAAAATCCTTCGCAGCATCGGTAATACTCGTGACAGAGGATTTGATTTTGCTGATACCGTCGAAAACGTTCACCACATTTTCAACCTTGGTCTTCAGCTTCTGTTGCTCTGCCGTAAGCTCGTCCATGATGTATTCCACCAAGGTCTTGATACGGTCTTTGTTGCTCTCAATGCCGTCGGCCATGCCTTCGCCATACGCCTCACCCGCTTCAAAGCCAGCGCGCTCTGCTTCCAGCTTAGACGCCTTCTCCAGAGCTTTCTGGTACTTCTTATCGGCTTTAGCAATATTCTTCTTGGCTCGGTCAGCCTTCTGTTGAGCTCGACGTTTAGCTGTCTCGTCCTTCTTGGCATCAGCAGCAACCTTGGCTGCGTCTTCCTGGGCGTTGGCAGCATCCTCGCGGGCTTTCTCAGCAGCATCTTGCGCAGACTCGATTTCCTCTTGGAGTTTCTCGGTTTCCTCTTCGTACTTCTGTCGTTTCGCGGCGATGGCTTCGTCGCGCTTGCGTTCTGCCTCGAAGAAAATACCGCCCATCCGTTTCGAGAAATCAGTCTCACTCAAAGACGCATACAGAGTGTCAATAAACGACCCGCCAGCCTTCGCAATTTGAGCACCTTTATCGTTCGTGATGGCAATCATCCGATCAAGGTTGTTGCCCAAAGCTTGCTGAGGAGCCTTGGCTGAATCATCAATACCACGAGCCATGCCTTGGTTAACGTTCTCACCAATACCGTGAAAAACCCGGCTTGGTGACTGAATACCAAGAACATTTCGAGCAATAGAAATCAACGACTCAGCAACACCTTGCGATGCGCCGATTGGTTTCTCGGCGTTAGCGTTGATGCCCCCGGCTAGACCCAGCATGGTAAACATACCGAACTCACGGAACACCCGAGATGGCGAATGAATACCAAGAACCGCGGCAGTGACGTTTCGCATCCGCTTACCTAGGGAGGACAACGAATCCAAAACCTTCTGTGCGTTCTTAGCGATGCCATCAAACATGCCATCCAATAATGCTGATGCCAGATTATGACCAGCTTCTTGGAGAGGCTTCTTGTTACGGCGAATGGCGTCAGCAAGATTGTTAATCATGTTGACAGCAGTATCAAACATCTTGTTGGTGATGAGATACTGAGCCCGTTCGATACCGTCTAAGAAGTTCCAAATGATGGTAACGCCCATGTCAATCGCACGAGGCAAGAACTCATTTACGCCGTCGAGCATTCGTAATATGGCGTTCTGACCAGACTCAGCCATCCTCGGAATGAGGTCGTTAATGCCGTCGATAAACGCCATAAAAACGTCTTCGCCCGTCTGAACGATCAATGGTGTGAGAATACGAATAGCATTCAAACCCTCGATCATCAAATGAGTGAACGTCTCGATCCACTTGGGGATGGTTCGATCAGCAGCATCGAGTAATGCCAGAATAAGCGTGACTATGAAGTTAATCAGCTTCGGCATGAGCTGTGTGCCAGATTCGATCAACGCCCCAAACATGGTGGTGAACAGGATCACCATGGATTTGCCGAGTCCACCAGCGTGTTCAGCCAGAGCTCCGAGGAAATCAACCAACCCCAGAGCAACTGCTTTGAACAGCTTTGGAATAAACAGCAGCAAATTCACCAAACCGTCTACACCAGACGCTCCAACCGCCGCAAGTGTTGCAAGACCTGCTGCGAGAGCCGTTAATCCCACACCAGCGGCTAATGTACCTAGGCCAAGAAGGGCGACAGCTCCAGCTAGACCTAATAAGGATGGTAGTAACGGCGTCATCAGAGCCGCGGCAACACCTAACACGGTAAAAGCACCAGCTAGACCTAATAACGCCGTCAGAATTTGCCCTGCTGTGAGTTTGCTGAGGGTTACGAGAGGCGGAACCATCAGTGTGATAGCAGCGGCGACAATGACCATCGCTGCGGCACCTGCGAGAGCGCCGTTCATGAGGTTTGCGGCAGCCACCAGGATCACCATAGCGCCGCCAAGTCCGATCAAACCCTTCACAATTTGACGGATCGACAAACCTCCGATAGCTGTGAGCGCTTGGCCCATGATAACGAGAGCGTTTGCCATGACTAAAATGCCCACAGCAGCGAATACGCCCGTGTCAGGCATCAATTTCACAGCACCAACCATCAATAACAACCCAACAGCCACAGCAACGAGGCTATGAGCGATGGATTCGATCGACATGGTGCCAAACATATTAAATGCCTGCGCCATAACAACCAAAGCGTTCGCCATGACGAAGATACCAACAGCGGACAGGGCACCATCAGCAGGCATAAGGCGGAATGCTCCGACCATGATAAGCAAACCACCAGCCATAGCGGCTAGGCCACGCCCGATAGCGTCCCATTGCATATCGCCAAAGCTCTTTATAGCTGTGGCTAGAACAACCATCGAGCCAGCAAATGCGTTAAGCGTGAGACCCAGCAGAAACGCCGTTTTGGTCGGGATAAGACGTAATGTCCCAGCCATAAGTAGCATCGCGCCAGCTATCGCGGTAAGACCTTTACCGATCTCTTCCCACGATAGCTTCGAGACGTCGCCAATAGCATGAACAAGGATAGCAATAGCATTAGCCATCGGCACCAGAGCAAACGCCGTGCCAAGCAATAACTTAGCAGGCATGAGTTTGGTACCGATAGCGATAATGAGAAATGCTCCACCGATGGAAGCAAGCCCTTTACCGATTTCCTCCCACGACATCTTGGACATGAGCTTCATGACACCAGCGAGGATAACTATCGCAGCCGAAATAGCAACGATGGCGCCAGCGATACCAGCCAGCTTAACAAAACCGCTCCCCTTGGTGAGGAACGTCATACCCGCTAAGGCTAACATCAACTCCGCCATAAGAGCGCCAACCGCAGCAGTAGCTTGGGCTAGTTTTCCACCGTCGATTGACGACAGAATAAGAATAGCCGCAGCCAAGGCCAAGATAGCAGCAGCGATTTGAAGTAGGGCACGAGCTTTGAGGGCCTGTTGCATCTTCTCAAATGCACCAGTAAGCTGGTCAACGATACCGGGAGCATCTTTACCACCCTTCTCGTCTCCATCCCCTCCGCCACCGCGTAATAAAGCAAATAACCCCTTGAGTCCTTCGCCGTTCAAGAATGGGATCTTTTCCTTCAGGGCCATGATAGCCTTCAGTTGGGATACGATCTTAGCGAAGAGGGCCAAAATACCCACGCCACCGATACCAGCGCTGACGTTGAACCAATCAAGGAACGAGAACGATTTGATCTTGTCAATAAACGACGTGACTAAATCATGAACCTTGATGAGGAACTTGATGAAGCCAGCATCACTCTTCAACCCCATGAAAGTACCGTCTTGATACTTACCGGAGGTGAGGATGTTGAAAATCTTGATGAGACCGTTTGTTACTTTATGAACGAAGTCTAGGAATTTACCCCAGGCTACGCTGGTGTCATCGACCGATTTACCGATCCACTCGAATACACCAGCTATGAAAGTACCAGCCTTGCCGAAGATGTTCTCAAACAGCTTCCCATTTTGAATGCTCTCATCGAGCTTCACCAGGAAGTCGCCTAGCGAAGCTGTCATTGAGAGTAACCCGCCAGCTGCACCACCAGAAGCACCGAAAATCTTAGCTATCATAGAGCCGACAGCTTTAATTAACGACCAACCGATGTGTAGTAACGCAAAGAAACCTTTGAACGTCCTGCCGAGATTCACAACAGTTTCGATAGAAGGTGTTAGTTTGTAGGACAGGTCCTCGAAACTTCGTGTGAGCTTCATCACCTGAGCGACAGTCATGGGCGGGAATATCTGAGAGAAAGCACGACCCACTTGCCCTACTATGCTGTACAAGCCGTTGAATACCCGTACCAAAGAATCAATGACGATGGTACGCCCACCCGCATCGCTCCAGCCTTGGAGCAGTTCGTTACGACTTTTGGCTGATTGGTCTACAGCACCAGAAATGACTTTGCTAACCCGAGTCCACAAAACTTTGGCTTCTTCGAAGTCACCGATGATAATACGCCAAGACTGGGCCCAACCAGAACCAATTGATTCATTGATGGTACCGATCATCTGGGTGAAAGTCTTAACGTCCTGAGCCGCGCCATTAGCTGTTTGTGCTAGCTTTTGGATGGAGGCAATCTGTTCTTCAGTGTAGCCCTGTTCACGGAGTTGTTCGTCACTCAGATCTCCCGTAAATTTCTCCAAAGTTTTGGTGAGGACTTTACCGGTGAGCCATCCGTCAGCTAAGGTTTCTCGGAATGGTTTATAGTTCTTGGTCCATTCCTCGAACGTCATGTTACCCGCGTTTTTGAGTGTACCCATAGCTTTTGCCGTGTCAAACAAAGACTTCTGGAATATCTCGCCGCCCATGTCGGAGTGCACCACAGAGTTCCAGTCTTCCAAACCAACTTTGTCGGCAGCGATAGCCTGGGATAACTGGTACATAGCGCTGGAAGCTTTTTCTGAGTTTGCACCAGACAAAGCAGCCAAGTTAGCAATACCCTTAATGGCTTTGGCCGAGTCTTCCAAACCAACACCAGCTGCGGTGAATGTACCGATGTTCTTGGTCATCTCACCGAAGTTGTAGATGGTCCGGTCAGCGTAGGCGTTTAGGTCATCCAAGGTTTTGTTAACGTCTGCGAGAGTGCTACCTTTGGATTGAGTGTTGGCAAGAATAGTCTGAACTGAGTTAATCTGTAGTTCGTATTCTTTGAAACCATCCATAGCGCCTTGAATGGTGAACGCTTTCGCTACATTCAGACCGCTGTCGGCCAACTTAGCGCCAATGTTGTGAAGCGCACCAACAGCAATGTTCTCCAGCATGGAGAATTTACTAGTGGCGTCCTCCACGCTGTTAGACAGTCCAGACATGTCAACATCCGATGCAGACTTCTGGATGAGCCCTAAACTGGAAAGAATACCACCCGTTGACGAATCGACCACTCTCAAAGCATTTGAAAATGTCGAGCCTAAAGCGCTACCGAGATTTTTCGTAGCTCCAGAGTCGATGGTTGACTCTAGTTTCTGTAAATCGGCGATAGTCTCTTGCGACTTAGCCTTGAATTGCGTGTTATCGAATTTCATCGCAACGACGCGCTCGTCGATGGTCGCCATTAGCGGGTGACCTCCTTCCAAACTTCGTTAGCAATTTCTTGAAACAGGGGGCGTAATGCAGGGTTGATGTAGTCAATCCCTTGGACATAGCCGCCCCCAGCGGTGCCGTGCCCGATTTGAATACCGACAGCGACCTTGAAACCGTTCACCACGTTGGTGTTATACCAAGTGATGCTGGGTTTCCTTCCCATTTTGACCTTGTACTCCCAAGACGAAGCAGTCTTCCCCGTGTCTTGCGGCGTGGCAGCCGATAGAGCTTTCACGCCTTTTTGACCATAGCGGCTGAGGCTTTGAAAGAGTTCGTCGGAGGACATACGTTTGAGAAAGTCGAATGTTTTGGTGAGGTCGCCTGACTTTTCGATCTTGAACATTAGATATACACATTGTAAAGGGGTAGAATACTCAAAACCGCAATACGCCCGGGACCTGTTTGCCATCCGTTGTGTTCAAGCCAAATGTTAGGTTTACCGTTCTTACGCCAGATGATGACAGTTTCAGACTTCCAGTTCTCTCCAGTACCGGAAACGTTCCAAAATCCCGTTCCGTCCTCAAACAGGTTGTAAGACCGGAAATAAGCTTTACCATAGATGGACCAACTGACTTGGTAAGCTTTTCCGGCTCGTAGTTCGTACTCATAACCCCCACCAGCACCGGTAGTACGGGTGATCCATTGAAAATCGTTACCAGGAATCGGAAGATTAACTCGGCCTCCGGTGATAGGATCAGCCGAGGTAAGTTTAACGCGAAAAGGTGTAACAGAATTTTTAAACTCAAAAAAGTAACGGTAGGCGTCGTTTAGCCGTGGATTGGTAAGATCGGAGAAGGTGACAACTTCATTTTGTATAATGAAGTTGTCGTCTTCCGGTTTTGGTGTGGAGTGCAACCGTCCATTTTCGTCGTATGCAGCAATCTTATTAGCTGTTGGCGTGCTCGTACCGGATGCGGAACCACCTCCGCCGCCAAGACCGTTGAGTTTGCTTTCGAGGTATGATTTGTTCACACAATCCAAAGCGAAACGAGGATCGTTAGTGGCGATGCAACCGTTACCATCATACTGAGCTAGTTTCTGCGAAGTCGGCGAAACAGTGCCGGCAGCTTTGATGAGTTTTTCGATTCCGCCTTTAGTAAGCGTTACAATTTTAGCCATAGTTTCTCCTAAATGTCGATCTCGAACTCGCCGTCAGCTTCGTTGATCCATCGGAAGTTACCCTCAGTACTGTTAAACGACCATTGATCTTGGTCGACGGCTTCTGGGTTCCACTTCGGCTTACCGCCCATCTTAGCGACAATGAACGACAGTATCTTATCCATCGAGGCATCACCGCTGTCAGAACCATACAAAGCTTCTGTAGCGGTTTTCAGATCTTCAGAATCTAAAGAGTCTAGGTCTATCCGAAAATACGGAGTAACATACCCAGTCCCCTTGAAACTCTGAGGAACTACTTGGCAGTCGAAGCCTATCGTCTGAGGATCACGAGTCTCTTTTATAGTTCGGTGTTCTCGTTCTGATGGATTTGCCAACAGATTTGGATAAACGTGCACATGCCGATGACCGTTACTATCTAGCGACTGGAACGTAAACCCGAATGTCTGTGGTCGACCTTCATCAGCGTAGATACCAACAGCTTTAGGCACGATGCCCATGCGTTGGTCTAACACTGGCGGATAAGTATAGCAACTAATCTTCAGTTCTCGCTCGACGTTGCCAGCGATAGCGCCCCACTTTCGTCCTTCGTAATACAACGAAGTCATCTCGGCTTGGCGTTTCTCCGTAGCAGAGATAAGACCATGCCAAGCCCAGGCTTTCACTGCAAATTCGCTGAGGTATAGTACACCTCGGCTACAGCCCTCTGTGAAAAAACGTTCGTCCCAGTTCAGCTTCGTCATCCGCTCGTCCCCCATTGTGCACGACGCTCAGCGTTGAGTTTCTGGTTACGAGCCATGATCTCAGCTTGTGAAAGTTTCTTAGATTTCTCAGGTGAGTTCTTGATACCGAAGATACGAATCAACGCGAGAAGACGGTTAATATGCCACGTCTCGCATTCCTTCGAGATACCATTAGCGAACATCATGTAGTAGATAAGCTCTGAGGTGATGATCTCAGTTGACGAAGAGCCAGTGCCACTGTCCGAAAACGTAGTAGCACTGGCTCGTGAGGCGATGTGATCGTTAACGAATCCCATCTGCTCTGCTGTAATGGCTGAAATAGCTTCATCGACAGCTTTGCGAGGCAGTTCGTTAACGACCATCATCGAAATGTAATCCAACAGCTCTTCCTGCGTCTTGTCATCGTCACTCACCAGGAAGGGTCGTTGGTACTTCTCTTCCCATTTTGAGATACTGACGAGACTGTGACACATCTTGAGGTGGATCGTCACTGGCAAGAACCGATTCCGAGTACCGTCGAAGTCATGACGAGTAACGATATCGAGTTCTAATGTCATGTTACGGCTTCTTCACGATCGTAAGAACTTCCTCGGGGCTGAGAAGAGTAGGCGGATCGTTTTCGGTGCCATACAGTTTCTTCTCCAGCTCGGCTAGGTTCTCCTTCTTCACGGTCTTGGATGGGATGATGAGGTGGGCCGTCGGTTTGAGGTCCTTGAACTCGCCATCACCTTTGAATGACACCGGAGTGGTAGAAATCTCCCAAGACATCGTGACTGCCTCGGGCGAATCGTTGATCGTGCTGTGATCCTTGGACGAAGGTTTCGCTAGGGCACTCCACACGATGTGAATGTCATAGCCGAAATCCACACCCTCGGTATCGTTACCAATCCGAGTCTGCCACGAGAAACCGAACATCTTACGAGTCTGCTGCGTCACCAAAGCTCCACCAACCGTAGCCGAACCGTCGCAAGCTGCGAACTCGTCGGGGTAGGTGTAAGCCTCGATGGTGCCACCGAACTTCTCATCAGACATCAAACCAAGATACTTGATGTTGTCAGCGTAAATATCGGTGACTTCAGCACCAGAGGGGCTTTCGGTAACCTTGGTAAGACCGTTCCACGCGACACCAGCTGCGTAAGTCTTCTGTGTAGCGTTATAAGGGTAGAGAACACCCTTGTTTACACCAGTCTGGAACTTACGTTCGCCAACGTTGTCCCATGTTAGTTTGGCCATTAGTTCTCCTTAATTGTAGATACTAAAGACGTAATGGTTCAAGCCGTCTTTAGCAAACCATTGTTGGAACGTACAATATTCCATGTTGGAAATCTCTTCGACGAGAGCCGGATCAGGTTTGCGCGCAATCAAAGTGACTTGATAGCGACTAGCACGATGATACTTTTTGTTGTCAGCGTGCTTCACCCCAGTTCCGTCGTATTGATAGAGTATGCACGGATACGTGAGCTTATGCATCGACGGGGGCTGATACAACACAGGTACACCAGCCCCCGCTATCTGTTCAAGCTTAAGGTGTAAGTTCCGCCTTCGGTCCATGCCACACACCTCCCAGCGTAAGAGTGATGCGTGGATGATTCATCTCCACAGACGTAACTGCTAAATACAGAGTACCCCAACGAACATAGACCGCTAGATCTAAATGATCCTTGAGGTAGTCGTCGGCGACGACGGATACCGCCATATCAAAATTAATGTTGGCGTTGAGTTTGCCAATGTCTTGATTATTGCGGTATGATCGAACGACGTCGCCAAAAGCTTGACGCTCAGTTACCTTCACGTCGTATACACCTTCGTCGATCTCGATAGGCTCGCCGAATCCGACAGCGCCACTAAAGCGTGTCATGATTCAACCTTCCCATTTTGAGCTTAGCCGCCTGGAGGAGGAACGGGGGTTCCGCCACCGCCGCCAGCCTTCTTGGTGTGACGCTGGTCAGCTAGCAGACGACTCGGATCTAGCTTGTTGTCGGGGGCGTCACCAGTAGCAGCAGGCGAACCGGTCTTCCACAGAGCCATAGCGGACTTGGCCCGAACCAGCGCACCTGACATACGAGTTTCAATCAGGTACTTGTGCTGGTTGTAGTCGATGTCGAACTGGTCGAACATTCCAAGCTTACCACCCTGATCGGTGCCAACCTGGTAATCCGACAAGTTGACGATAAGGCCAACCAAGTTCGGGACCCGATCCATGGTTTCGACAGTGACAATCTTCGAGACACGCATGGCGTCTGCGATAGCCTGGTCGTTGGGGTAAATCCGACGACCGTCCTTGTCCTTGATCCAGCGCAGCTTACCGAGAACAGACTCGGTGGTATAGAGTGCCGGCTGACCGGAACCCTTGTAGAAATGCCGGCTGGTGTCGATGAGCTCGATCATAGCGTCAGTACCAATATCGTTCTGAGCAATTTCAAGACGATGGGTAAAGAACTCATGATCCGTAGCGATAGGACGGATGTTCTTGGCGTTGATATAGTCCGGGGACTCAATATCACGGTTGTCGCCAAACAGAATTGCCGAAGCAATTTCCTCATGGAGCATCAACAACATCTCAGCCTTGATCCAAGCCACGGCGTCGAAGGTGGTGATGTCCAGCATGTCGTCCCGGTTCACCTTCTGGCGCTTATACACCGTGGTAGGACCGGTGGAGCGGTTCTTCAGCTCAAAGAACTCGTCCTTCTTCATCGAGCCCTTGATATAACCCTTGGCTCGGGCTTCATCTTGGGTGATGTCTGCGTGCACCGAACGAACCCGAGTAAACGGAGCGCTGGTGACGCCATTCATCACACCATCGACCCATTCTGTCCGACGCTTGATGAACTCCGGCTTGTTCTGGAAGTCCTTAGCTTGCGGGAACAGAAGGTCAATGTTGGTGATACCGAACTGGTCAGCGTGGAACAGTACGGATTCCTTGAGCGAGCCCACCTCCTGGGCATCTTTGAACACATCGGCCATGTCCGAGTGAGACAAAACAGGCCGACGACCACTCGGGGCTAGTCGGCCTTGGTCGAATACATTACCCATGTATGCGTCTCCGTTGTAATCGTATTGTGCGAGTTCTTCGGGGGTGAAGTCGTCCTCTTCGTAGTCGTAATCATTGTCGTCGTAGTCGTCATCCTCGTACTCGCCTTCATCCTCGTCGTCTTCGTCAACGGCATCTTCGACACCAGCTTCGTAGCCTTGTGCGGCTGCGTTTTCGAGCAGGGCTCCGACGATTTCCTGTTGTTCCGGTGTCAAGCTGTCGAGGACCGCTTGAATGTCTTCGGATTCATCATCGTCGTCATGCATCAAATAGCCGTCACCGTGAGACAGCGTACCGCCGTAGATGACCGCTTCGTCTTGCAATTCAGTCTCTCCGCCGTCGCTATGGCGGAGGACCACATTATCAATTTTTGCGCCTGGGTTGGCTCCTGATAGCACTAGGCTAACCTCCCTGATTTGACCGTGCATCACGTTCTTTTCCTTTTCGACCAACTGGTTTGCGTAGATCGAAAGACTCGTGATGTCACCATGTTGAACTAGTTGTTTTGCATTCTGGGCTTTTGCCGTATGATTGAAGAAACCATAGGCGTACACCCCATCATCCCGGTTCTCTAGGGCGGCATGCCCCAGCACGTTGTCGGGATCGTGGTGTCCGTGTTGCCACACCAATGGTACCGTTGAGCCGTCATTGTCTTTGAAGGCGTCAGGTAGAATAGTGCGACCATCAGAACACCGAATACCAGCGCGAGTAGCATACCCGCTAAAGTCTGGTCGCATAATTTCCTTTCCATTTTGAGCTACTGATACTGATCGGGATCGTACTCGGGTGGGTACTCCTCCGGCTGAGCGTACGGGTCCATGTCTTCCTCTTCAGCCTCTTCGCCACCTGGGTAGGTGTCATCATAAGGCATGTTAGCGTTGTAAAGCTCGTCCGCCTTGGGATCGGTCGAAGGACGCATACCGATAATTGCACGAATCTCGTTGGCAGACAGAATCTCGTTCCGAGTGAACTTGTCTGCTATGTCAGCGATCTTCTCCATCGGCACAAGATCGAATGGGCGTCGAAGGTACAACACCGTCTGTCGCTGAGTGCGAGCAGTCTTGGTGAGGAACGTTCGAGATAACTCTTCGGCAATACTGTCAGCTACCGGTTTGATGATGCGATTCTGATAGTTCAACAGCGCTGTTTCAGCTGCTGTCCCATCGAGAATCTCAGTCGTCAAACCAAGCTGAGCTTGTACTTGCTTTGTGAGCCACTCGATCCTTGGAAGGATGTTGCTTTCGACAGCACGGTTCAATTGTGTAATCTTCTCCGTGCCGTCAACGTAGGCGATACCGAAGTCAGTCTTGCGAAGCTGCATTTCGATGTCACGAATGCGGTTCTCCGCTTGCTGACGACGGTTTTCACCTTTCACAACGTATGGAAGTTGGACAATCACATCCAATTTCTTACTGCTGAGGTCATCTTCGATCCCGTCCATCATCCGAAGAGCTTTAGCAAGTCGTTGGAACATGCTGTTGGGCTCATTCATGATATCATAGAGTGGGTTTTCGATGATCGCAACAGTACTCTTTGGTAAAGTAATCTGTTTATGTTGTCCGTCACGCTCGTCATACAAGTCAACCATTACGTGCTGAGGATACCAGTTAACGATCTCCCCAACACGTAATGACTTGATGTCGAAACCGCCAGATTTCAGTGGTGAAATGTCAGTCTCGACAGCAACCACAGCCGCAACGCCCTTCTTAAACAGAGTAATAGCTAGATCCTGTTTAAAAGCGCGTGCGGCTTGGTCTGTGTTTGCTTCGATGTTCAGGCAGTTCTGAAGTCCAGATGGTATGGTCTCCAGATAGCCGCCGTTCTCATCAGTACGAGCGTGTAAAAACTCAACAGAAGCTACGTCAATAGCCATGCGAGTAATGATAGAGTTCACAAACGAACGGTCAGCACCAGTAAAACTCAAAAAACGCCTTGAAGGGCTGTATTGTGTCCAACCCCCAACATTTGATGGTGCAGATATCGGGGGATCACGAAATGCATTCCAAGCGTGTTTCAGTTTTTCTGTAAATGACAAGAGCGTTGTTACTTTCTATCAGTTACAAGATGGCGTACCGACCGTAGGGGTCGAGTGCGAAGTGGTACAGCGCTTCACCGGGGCTGTCGTAAGCGAAGTGAGCGGCATGCTTACCCTGGTACTTACGACGAGACCGGTAAATATCCGCAGCCATCTCAGCGGCTGCTCGACCTTGCCGAAGTTTCTGACCCGCGCCTCGTGCGGAAGAAGCTGCTGAGCGAAGGTTAGCACGAGTCTTAGAATGGCTACCACCCAAGACATAACTACCCGCTGCACTTGCTGCGGCGCCAGCACGTTTCTTAGCAGCTTTACCGACTTCGTTCGTAGTCACACGTGCGCCATACCCAACAACTTTACCAGTAGTTTTGGCAGCCTTGCCTACTGCCCGAGCACTACCTCGGACACCCAAGTATTTAGCTTGAGCGCCTAGGTTTGCGATTTGACCCGCAGCATCGTGCAGCCGATCGCCTCGCTGCATCCGAGCAACTTCTCGTCGAGCTTTTGCAGCAGGACCATTAAGTTTACGATAAGTTTCCCGAGCAGCACCTTTCACACCGTGAGCTCGAACCATATCGACAGCATCGCCGCCCTTCAGACGAGCGTTGCTATAGTGTGTATATAGTTTTGCTCGGTTGACCGGATTCTTACCATACCGATAAGCGCCATAACCCAAAGCTGCTGCACCGACACCAAGAGCGACACCTTTTACAATCTTCCGGCGTCGTGCCATTCGTGCGGAAGCAGACATCTTAGGTCGAGCCTTACGTCGACCCCAGCGCATACCTTTCACACCGTAGTGATAAAGCTCCATGTTTGTCATGTATCCTCCTATTCAAAACTGTCAGGATTTAGTTTGTATGCAACGTAGGCGTCCATGAGGGCAGCCACGTTGTCAATCTTTTCTTCATAGCGTCGTTTCAGAATTTTACGGTTACCGTTTGTATCCTCCATGACGATAGCGTTCCCCATACAAAATGTCATGAGAGCTTCGTCGAAGAGTAACGCACGATCTTCCGCAAGCTTCTTCAACTCGCCGAGCGGGACGGATTCGGTCTTGGCACCTTGGATGACCTTTTCGACTCCCCACTCGCTATTCTCAGTCGTCCATCGTTCGATAAATTCACGCGCATTATACGGGTCATACCCAACAGATCGAATGTCGTATTGACACTCTTGGATATGAGCATCCAGATCGTCATAGACTTGCATCATGTCTAACACGGTACCGTCCATGACAATTAATGTGCCTTCCTCGATGAACTCTTCGTACTTAAGACGCCGAGCTGTTGTGAGCTTCATCAGGGTACGTTCAGTGATATAAGATCGAGTCTTCACGCCAAACATACTCCGCTGAAGGGGGAACAAAAACGTGAACGCAGTAAAGTCATCCCCGAGTGACAAGTCGACACCCATCGAGCACGGCATACCCCAATATTGTTTCTTTGCATGTGGTAACGTTTCTTCGTAAGTGAAGAAATACGTATACCCTTCCATGGGGATACCGAAGCGTTTCGCTAGGATATCGTTTCGTGCAGCGGGGACTTGTTCCGCTCGTTCTACATCTTTCTGGTATGTCTCGTAGGTTACCGTGATGCCGATGTTCGGATTCGCTTTCACCCACATAGCCGGGTCAGCAACTTCCTTGATATCGTCAAGACGATAGTGCCAGATCGAAATGTGCGGGGCTAGATAATTACCTTTCAGAACGTCTTGGAGTTCCAGTTTGATGGTGTCACCAACACTGTTACGAACGGTACCTTCAGATGAAATAGCGAGAATGATGTAATCCTCGTTCTTAGAAGCTCCCTGCTCGATAGCGCCAATAACATCCTCTTTCACGTCTCCCGAAAGCCACTCATCGACAGTGTTTATCTTTGTACGCATTGACTGAAGCTTGTCAATACGCATCGGTCGAACCTCAAGCAGTGAGTTGGTCAAGAAATTTTCGATACCACGTTTGGTGGGAGCGAGTTTGTTCTTCTCAGCTTTTCGACCGGCTGCTTGAGGGGTGAAGCCAGCCATACACAAGAACTTAAACAATGGTCCTTTAGAACGGATCATTGCGGTCTTGATCGGCTGGATGGTTTCTGTTGCCAACGGCATGGTGGGGGCCACAATAATCTGGTGAGTAGTTGTGGTGTCGACCGTGAGGAAATACGCTTGCAGAAACGAAGCGTACATCGACTTGGCGGCACCACGAGCCACGATGATATACTGTTTGAGCGTCAGACGCTTTTTCACACGCTTCCGAACATAGCGACCCCCACGGTTCCCCGGACGAGGAACATACACCGACCGATCGACAAAGATGTACCAGCTAAGCAGCTGCTCCGCCCAGAGTTTAAACGAGTCCATGACGAACACATCAGAACCATCGGTAAGAGTCATCTCGGATTCAACAAACTCAATGAACCCGTCGATAGCAGAATCATCGTAATAATACTTCGGATCTGCTATCAGCGCGTCAATGCGGTTCATCTCCATCGAGATTTCTTTGCAGACTGGAATCTCACCCCGCAGTACTTTCTCCCGGAAAATTCCGTAATACTTCGGTGTGGCTGTGTTCGATAGAGCCATCGGTTACCACCCAGTCACGGCTTTGGCGACTTTGAGACCGGCAGCGATTCGTTTCTTTTGGTCTTTACTCTTCAGGTTTTGGGCTGCGATTGTACCGAATGTGCCAAGAGCAACGCCGCCAAGGGCACCAGCACCCTTCCAGAACATTTCTTCGCTCTTTTTACGAGCTCGGGTCTTGTATGGGTTGTCTGCTGTTCGTCGATAGTCATTCTCCAGTTGCATTCGCTTGGTCAACGTCTGAAGCTCTTTGTTGGACAGCGAAGTCACCCCGGTGTTTTTTACCTTTCCAGCTAAAGCGTCAGAATACTTACGCTCTTTGGACCGAACTACGGGTTCCCGTTGTAACCGAAGACCTCGCCGTCGCCACTTCATGTTTTTCTGTCGACCATTTTTACGACCCCACTTCATGCCCTTGATGCCGTAGTGATAGAGTTCATCAGAGTAATCGTCGCTGTGACGGGCATTCAACATCATGGTGCGATAAGCGAGAGCGCCCGTCGCCGCACCAATCGCTGCCCTGGCTCCGTAGCGAAGCATCTTCTGTTTCTTGGTTAATTTGCGCTTGGCGACAAACTGACCGGTCCCAGGATGGTAGTACAGATCGTGAGTACGAGGCGTCACCGGTCGTCCGCGCCAGTCAACACCAACGCTATCCCTCGGCATACCGCTTCGTGGTCGTGCTTTTCGGACACCTCGGCGCATACCAGGGACACCGTAGTGGTAGAGTTCATCATGGCGTTGGGGTGTTAACTCAAACAACGCTCAACCTCCATATCATTTCATCTCGACAAGTTTGATGGGCTTCCTTCACAGCTGTGTTAATCGACGGGTCAAACTTCAACCGAGCATCCATCGTCACAAACGTCTCGATGAGACTTGCGATGATGTTCCGCGGAGTCGTAGTTTTGGGCTCGTCAATGTCGTACAGATCGGACCACTCCTCAGCCCCCGTGACAACCGGACTCGACTTCTTGATGACCGGACAAACTTGGAACACCACAGCTAGTGAGGAGTTCATCAAGCTTTTAATATCCACATCGAAGTCCGTGTTGTCAGAAGGAATGTTGAGGAGCTTCTTCACGTCTTGTAAAGCGCTACCCATTACGACAGCCGTTCGTTCACGATCCGCTGAATCTCCAGCGGGTCCCGCCCCTCACGCTGCAACCGCTCAAAACGTTCTGCACCGTTACCGTATCGGCCTTGGATCACCATGTTGACTACCTCATCTTGCGAAGGGCGAACCTTCGGGGTAGGCAGAAGCACAGGGCCAGCCGGTTTCGAGCCAGTAATCTCATCATAGATCTGAGCGGCACGGTTGACGTAGTTGTGATACTGGCTTCCGCCAAGGAACGGACCAGGGCAACCGGTAGCGAAGAAATCCATGTGACGGAAAACATTCACACCGATCTTCGGTCGACCGAGGCGGTAGAACTTGTGCAGGTGTGCTACAAGTTTAGCGCCTGTTTCCATCGTCTCAGTATCGACACGCCAATCTGGGGCACCTGTGCTATTAGCATGCTCAATAGAGATACCATGGTTATTGCCATTTGCATTAGCAGTAGCCCAAGCAATATCGGAATCATACACATACTGACGAACCTTGTCATGGTCCACACCGTAATGCGCAGAAGCTTCTCGATCTTGCCAGATATTGAAGCAAGCATCTAGGGTATCCGGTCCGTTTCCATCTCGATCGACAACAGTCATGTGATGAATGACTGTGAACTTAATCGTTCGGAAGCCGTGCGGGGTGTAGTGTAAATCTAGTAGTGTTTCATCAAATTCAAGTGTACCCCAATCGTATTGTTCTGGGGTTCGTCGGGTCATCTTATCTCCTTTCACCAGAGTTTTGTGTCACCCGGTTGTCGTTCCTGGTATTCCCTTGGTGTTGTTTCCTCAGTTCCGTAGTGGATGAGGTTATGCGTGTTGTGAGACACGCATACCAAGTTTTCAGGATCTAGTAATTTGTCTGAACCTTCCGCCAAATCTTGCATGGTTATTGGTATTATGTGGTGTACCAACACCCGATCCAAGATTGGATAATCGGGTAGACCTAAATCGCAGCCATTGTCACGTGAGATCACATGCGAACGGGCTACTGCCCACTCACGTGACTTGTAGAAGTCTTGGTTAGCTAGTCGTTTACCTCCAAAGGTGGCGCGACTCACCGCACCCCCGAGACGGAGATACCGAATACGGTCTTCGAGAGTTGTGTATTGCAGCATCCCGCGGTATGTCTTGGGGGTGTTACTTGAGGTTTTCACCTTTATACCTTCGGAGAGCGTTGATGGCCTCTGCGTACTCCTGTTCACGGCGTTCGCTAGCTTCAATGGCAGCCATCTTCACATCCATCAGTTCGTTCTCCTTCATCAACTTGCGTCGTTCGAGTTGTTCACGAACAGAACCCAAGCGTAAGAAGTGCGTAATGACCGATGGTGAAGCTGTACCTTCGAGCAACTGTTTGGCTGCTAGGTCTGTAGCGCTCTTAACGAGCTCGTTCTCCCGGTCCTCAACCGTTTGAGCCGGCTTTCGGCGTCGTTTTGGTGTGTTGGACACCTGTTTCACCTCGTTTCAGAGTAGTTTAAGCCCCACTGACACCACTTAAACACCCTTTCTGGTGCTTTTCCCAGGCGGGGGGCGAGCGAGTAGGGGGGTATGTTGTGCGAAGACCCCCTCCCCCCTTAAATATATAGGGGGGGATTGTTATTTTCGACGATCATTTTTGTGTGAACTCCCGACAAATTATAACGTACAATATCGTCGATAGCTCGCTCAATATCTTCGTCCAAAATATGAGGTCCTAGCGAATCAGTAGTATTTAGCACACGATCCAAATATCCCATACTGTCATAGCCGTGCTGAATATCAAAATTATACCACTCAGCGAACTGGTCACCAGGATGGTATGGGTTATCGGTCGTTGTCAAATATACTTCACGGCTCATGAAAATATAGCTTTCTAGAGAATATGTCAAATATACTTGTTGACCGTGGACACAGACACACCCAGGGCTTCAGCAATAGCCGCTTGAGAATATCCCCGCGATTGCATATTTTTGATAGCCGTCTGCTGCCGCTGTGGCAGTGCACGCTGTTCCTTTGGCATAGCGAGCTCACGAATATGATCCATGTCGCCTTGAGCCATGATCTCCTTCAGCTTCGTAGTAGAAATAGCGCCAGCTTGGATAGCTTGCCACTCTTCCTCAGTAGGCTGAATACGATGCTTGCTAGCTCCTGTTGCTGCGCGTGCACCAATAAGAGCTTGTGTCTTCAGCTTCTTAATATCATCCTTGTCAAGCCCTGGGTTGGCCTCTACTTTAGCGCGCACTTGTAGATTTGCCATACGTTGGGCCTGACGCTCTAGAGGAGCGTTGGACTTAGCCAAAGCCAGCTTAGCATCAAGAGACCGCACAGCATCAATATGCACCCGCTTAGCGTTAGCAGAATATGGAATCGGCTCAGAACGGTACGCTGCTAGACGTGCATCGTTAGCCATAGCCTTGAGTCCGTTGGCATGTCGTGCGTAGATCCGCTCCATAGGTGATGGTGTGTCTGATGTAAGAGAATATGCGTCATCAGCAAGACTCATACGAGTGACCTTCTGGTGGTTTGGTGCTTGTTCCCACTCACCGGTACGGGTCTTTACACCATGGGTCTTGTTTGTATCAATATAACGCAGCTTCCCTGTCTTGGGGTCAATGTGCCCGCCTTCAGTTTTATATGCCAAGCGACGCTCTGGAATATGGACCGTTGCTGAGGCACGAGAAATGATGGTAGAGGCACCCTTGCGCGGACCGCCCTGATACTTAGCCTTGAGTGAGGCAATATCATTATCCACATATGACTGTTTATAATCGAGCTTGTGTTTGTTCGCATCAATAACAACCATAGAATGGCGGACAGCCCGTGCTAGCTCATCCGTGTTGGCCCCCTTCACAGACATATCCGTAATAAGGTTAGAAATCATCCCCATCTCAGTACCTACACGGCCCTTGGGTAAGACTTGCATACCTTCATGGTATTTATATTCTGTGTGAGGGTCGAAATTACGAAGCCCGTTAAGAGCATTCGTTATTTTCAGGCGTGCGCCTCGGGTCGGAATAACCAAGGCAGTATCACCGTCAAAATCAGCCCCTGATAAACGCTCCGCAACTGAGTGGTGAATACCCACAGCAGCCTTGGCTCGTTTACCAATCATTTTTTGGCCTTCTTTATTTGTGTTGTCGACAATAAGCTCTGGAATCTCAAATGTACCACCATGCGGAAATCGTACAAGCGCCACTCGTTCTCCTTGACGGTAGTTCGGGGCATATATGCGTGTAGGATCTATCGAGGGTAATGGAAGTAACACATGTGTCTTCTGCCTCGGTAGCGCTGCGGCTTTAAGATGCGAAGCTGCACTGTCTGCATTTTCTGCGAAATTCTCTAATAAAGAAGCGCGCACAATAGGATTTGTCAGGCTCTTAATTTGAGCAAGCTCAGAAGCCATGGAATCCCTTGTTATTTTCAGCTGACGTTCTGCTGTAGCCTCGTGTTGTTTCGATAAGAATTGGGATGGAAGATTTCGACTCCATTTATCCCAATCCGACTCGTCGTTCACAATGTTCATAGCAGAAATAGCACGACGGTTTCGTCCGCTGCCTTCAGTGAGTTGATATTTAATTGTCGCACCAAATGGATTGTCCGGGTCATCTCGAAGGGGTTTCAAAATACTACCACTCTTCTTGTCTCCCAGGACCGGTACCGAACGATCCTTGTTAGTGTTAAATACTAAATCAACTCCGTCGGGCAAGTCATCACGATATACCGCCATACCTTTGAGGTAATGGCCCTTTCCGACTTGCGCACGGATTTGAGCATATGCGTTCTCGCCAATGGAAATGTCTCGCACACCGGGCCGAAGATAAATAACGCCATCAGCTTTCTCACCGCCTTCGCCGCCGTAGTTAATACGGAGACGATTTGGGTCGATAGCTAAAGGAGTGACAATACCTAACGGTGCTCCATCCTTGTCTTTCAATGGACCAGAAAATGAACTCAAGTCCTTGAGATGACGATACGCTTCTTGCTTGGTGGTACCAGGCTTTGCGAGGACTGTAGTAAATGACGCTTCCCCTGTTGATGCAGAGCGTTCACGCAAATTCAAAATAACGTAGCCTTCGAGCTCCAACGCACGGAGGGCTTTTTTCTTCTGCGACTCATTAATTTTCATGAGTGCTTCAGTACCCTTCCCAACGTCAAGGTAGCCTGTCTTGTCGACGCGCTCTTTTAAGGCTTGCTTATTTTGAATAAGCGCTTCCTGTCTTGCAAGTGCTGTGGGTAATAAGTATTTACGTACAGCGCCTTCAGAAATGCCTAGCTTCTCACCGATAGCGGTGTTCGACCATCCTTTGGCCTTATATTTCTTGACGGCAGCTACCTCTTGAATCTTCTGTTCATGACGAGCAAGAGTAATATGGTCACGAAGCTCGACAGAAGATTTAAAACCGAGTTGCTTTGCAATATCGGTTTGTGACATCCCGTCGCGTTTCATGATTGCTACAGTGTCAAGAAATGATTTTGGGGTGGCGGAAGGGTCCTTGCCACTGCCCCATGGATATCGACCTGAATGTGGTTTGGAGCCCTCGTGTGGTTTACCAACGTGAGCCAAATATTCAGAGTCGTCAATAATGTGCACCATGGAAATTATCCATCCTGTTTACGCAAGTTTTGTAGTCTCTCGTCGAAGTATACAATCTTTGCCATAATACTTGTGATTTCTTCTGGTGTTGGACGCTTTATCCGCACATCGTCAGACTGGTAAATGCGAGTCTCAATCCTGATAGTGGATGGATCAAAATTGTACTCTAAACAGAATATCGCTGCGTAGATAAGTAGCTGGTTATGCGAAGCTGGAACTCGTCCAGTCTTCAGATCATGAATCCTCAGCTTATTAGCTTTGAAGGAAACGGTGTCTGCGGTACCGAAACAATTGTCAGAATAGTATAGGATTTGTTCTGGGTTCATTCCAAAACCAATACCGTCGTTCACATATGTCGACAGTGTTGTTCCGTTCTTTGGGAGCTTGATACCAAGGCGTATTGCCTCAGCCGCAAACTCGTGAAGACGGGTTCCCATTTCTGCGGCTTGCTTGGTCCGAAAACGATCATCAAACCTTGCGTCATCGTAGTTGAGCCAATGCCATTGACTCGGGCTGAGAAATGCATGATCGTGTTCAAGATTCACATGCTTGTTGAATATCATTGAGTACATCCTTTTCGTTCTCAGGATAAATGAACGAGGCGTAGGACATTCCATGCATTCTCTCAATATAGTAATCTTGGTTCGGTTGATGCGAAGCCGTGCGTCCACGTTTCACTTCAAGAGCGAACCATCGCTTACCAATAAGAATCAAGAGATCTGGAATGCCTTGAATGTATGACGAGTCATTCTTCAGAATGATACAATCTGGAAACCGGGCCTTGATTCGTTTTATCAATCCTGATTGGT